CCAGACCCGGTGGTCGCCGGTCGCCAGCAGCCACCGGAGCGAGGACACCACGCCGGTGGTGAGCGGGTAGATCATCTGCATCGCCCGCAGCTTGTCGGTGTTGTTGGGGGCGGCCGGCAGCGCCACCAGCAGGCCGGCGACGTCGGCCGCGAACGAGCCGATCACCGAGGGCTGGCCGTCGGCGCGCCCGTCGCCCTTGGCGCCGAAGCGGGCGATCTGGCCGACCGCCAGGTGGGTGGCCGGGTCCACGTTGATCGAGGTCACCGTCGAGCCGGCGGCCAGCGCGCCGCCGATCGCCGACACGTCCTTGCCGCCGAAGAACGCGCCCAGCAGGGTGACCAGGTCGGTCTCGACCAGGGCGCCGTCGGTCGCGCTGCCGTGGCCGCCGAGCTCGAGCTCGACCGTGAACTGGCCGCGGCGCACCCCCTTGCGGCCGCCGGTCTTGTCGTTGATGTACTGCACCGCGATGGGCAAGGGGATCATGTCCTGGGTGAGCTGGCTGAAGTCGACCGGCCCCAGGACCTGCATGCGCTTGGAGGTGGTGTTGACCGCCTCGGCCCACGCGCCCTCGACGGCGAAGGAGGCCTCGGATCGGATGGACGGGTTCGGGCTGGCCATGTCACACGCTCCTGTAGAAGGTCACTCGCAGGCGGGCGACCAGAAAGGCCACCGGGCCGCGGTACTCGCGGGTCGTCACGCATTCGCAGCGGCTCTGGCCCGCCAGGTAGCTGGCGGCGCCGTTGATGCCGATGGCGTCGTTGAGCTGCTCGGCGTCGGCGTCGAGCACGTCCTCGAGGTCCTGCAGCGGCCGCTCCCCGCGGGCGCTGCCGCGCCAGTACTCGGCCAGGTTGGCCGGGTAGGCGACCACCAGCTCGGCCTCGGCGTCGTGCTGCTCGGTGCTGCCGTCGGTCACCGGCGGGACCTCGCGGTCGTCGACGCGGGTGATCTGGAAGGCGCGCATGCAGGCGCCGTGGTTCTCCTCGGCCCACTCGCGGAAGTCCCGCCGCTCGCGGAAGAGCTGGAAGCGGTCGGCCAGGAACGCCGGCACCAGGGCCTGGATGGTCGTCGCCCACTGGTCACGGATCAGCGGGTAGGTCGTGGTGGCCGTGGTCATGCGATGACCAGCGCCTTCTGGATGCCGAGGCGGACGGCCACTCCCATTGCGGTGGCCGCACTCTCCGCGTCCGCGCGGGTCGCGCAGATCATGTAGGCACTGCCGGCCTGGGCGCCGGGCCCGAACACCGCGGGCTGTGCCGGGTGATGGACGAACAGGCAGTAGCGCCCGTCCGCGAGCTGGTAGAACGCCGCCGGCTTATCGGCCGGGCCGTCGCCCAGACTGTCGGCGATCTCGGTCACGCCGCTTATTGGAGCGCCGTCGCCGTCGGCGTCGACGAGGATGGCGCGCCAGCGGCCGTCACCCTGGACGCTCACCGCAGCCCCCTGCACAGGATTCGCACCGCGGCTTCGAGCGTGGCCCTGTCTGCGGCGGCGCCGCTGAAGTAGGCGGCCCACACCAGATCCATCCCCGCGGACAGGGTTCCAGCCAGGTCACCGAAACGGAACGAGGTCGCATTGGTGATCGAGTCAACGGCTGCGGCGCTGGCCGACAGCGACGTGAACGGCGTCGCGACGTAGGAAGTATTCTCGCCGTCACGGTCCACGCCGCAGACGATTGGCAGATAGGTGAGCGGTTGCGCTCCGGTTACGAGGTTGACGACGTCTATGCCGTCGGAGATCTGCCATTGCAGAACGCCAGTCGCTCCGAGATATAGACGGTAGTAGGCACCCGCGCTGTTCTTGCTGAGGATGTAGCCAACGTTGACGGCGCGCAGGACGCAGGCGAAGCCGAACGAGGCCAGTGCCGGATTCGCTACCCCTGCCGCCACCGAGGCATCGCCCGATCCGGACGTGAACCCCAGCGCCCTTTTTGCCCATGGAGTACCCCGATTGGGCGTCGTCCCAATGAGCGTGAGATTAGCCGTCCCCGCCGCCCTGTCGACGATCGGGCTCGCCGTCTCGTCGAAGATCCACAGGTGGGTCGGGGAGATGCCCAGCAGGTCGTTGACCTGGGCCGCCGTGCGCAGGTTCGGGTGCACGAACAGCGGCCGCGGCCGCGGCAGCCACAGCCCCGAGTGGCTCTTGTGGAAGGCTCCCTTCATCAGCGGGCGAACTGCACCTTGCTGAGGGTCCCGACCCCATCGGCCATGCCGGTCTTCTTGAGGACCGAGAGATTCTTGGTGTCCTCCGCGTCGCCGGCGTCGATCAGCACCGGCATCCCGGCCGGCACGAAGTGACTGCCCGAGGCCTCAGCGGCGGCCGTCCCGTCGTAGCGGATGTAGTGGTCGACATCGGCCACCCAGAGGTACGTGTTGCCCTTGGCGAGGGCGGCCACGTTCTGCGCGGCGGTGACGACGGTCTGCCGGGTGCTCGAGTTGTGGACCATGGGTCACTTGCTCCAGACGGGCGCCTCGGCGGCCACCTTGCTGGTGGCGGCGCCGTCGGTGCCCTGCGAGACGGCGCGCTTGAGGGTGACCTTGAAGTTCTGCTCGAAGAAGGAGTCGAACTCGACCGAGGCCATCCGGTGGAACCCGAGCACGTCCCACCCCGGCGGGTAGATACCGCCGGCGGCCAGCTCGACCCGGGTCCACAGGATCAGCGCCTCGTCGACGCCCTCGGCGTCGCGCATGCCGGTCTCGTCCAGGCCCAGGGCCTGCAGCTTCCAGCGCAGGGCCCGCCAGGCGCCCTCGATGATCCGGCGCGCCTGGTCCTGCTTGTGGTGCCGGTGGATCTGCTCGAGCAGCCCGGGCCAGCGGTCGGTGATGTCGGCGATGTCCACCTGGTGGTCGACGCCGGCGCGCACCAGGCGGAAGAAGGTGTACAGGACCTCGGTGGCACCGTCCTCGGCGAGCACGGCCAGGCGGGCGCGGTAGTCGGGGTCCGGGTCGAGCTGGTCGGAGAGGTTGGTCTCGTCGGCGACCCAGGTCGGATCGACCGTGAGCTCGAGCCAGGTGCTCTTGAGCGTGGCGGCCGCGGTGTAGACCCGCTGCAGCGGGGCCCGGCAGATGACGTAGCCGTTGAAGATCTCCAGCGGCTTGACCCACTCGACCAGGCCGTTCTCCTTCAGCTGGTAGGCGCGGTCGGTCCGCAAGCCGGCGGTGCTGGCCAGGTTCAGCCGGCGCGGGTCGGTCTGGCTCGGGCCCGACTCGGCGTTGACGGTCGTGTTGGGGGTGTCGACCGTGCAGTTGCCGGAGAACTCCGGCGAGGTCGAGTTGTCGCCGACATCCTCGGCGAACACCTTGAAGGTGGCCGACTGCGGCCGGCCGGACAGGACCCGCTCAGCGAGCTTCTGTCCGGTAACGCCGAAGAGGATGTTCTCCGTGCGCCGAGCCATCCGGCCTCCTCACCCCGCCCCCAGGTCCACGGTGATCGGGGCGGCCGCCGGCGGCTTCTTCCAGTCGCCGCACACCGCGCTCGATTCCTCGAGGACCTGCACCAGCATGGCCGTGTAGCGGCGGCGGTGGCGGCCGAGCTCGGCCTTGTCGTACACCGCCTTGATCGGCTTGCCGGTGAGCGGGTCGCGGATCAGGCCGATGGGCCGCGGCATGTGCTCGTACTTGAACCGGACCACGTCCTCGACGCGCTGCGCCCAGCTGGGAGCGCCGAGCAGGCCCGGGTCCTGCTTGGTGAGCAAGAGCTCGACGCGCGCGTTCATGCGCTCGTACAGGGTCGTCTGTGCCGCCGGCGGCTCGACCAGGTCGGCGTCGTCGGCGGCCGGCGCGCTGTCGCGGGTGAGCTCCCAGCCCAGCTCGCGAGCCTTGCGCTGGGCCTCGGTCTCCTCCGGCCGCGGGTCGACGACGTCGGCGGCGGCCGGCGTGGCCTCGGCCACCTTGTTCTCCAGGCGGTTCATGGCCTGGGCGACCAGGTCGGCGTTCTCCGTCGGGGTCGGGATGGCGCCGGCGCGCTCCTGCGCGGCCGCCATGTCCCGGGCGAACTCGTCCTTGATGACGTCGCGGGCCTCGTCGTCGAACCGGACCTGTGCCTTGACCTCGCTCACCGGGGCTCAGTCCTCCTCGCCCTTGCCGTGCTTGAGGCGGCTGCGGCCATCCTTCACGGCCGAGCGGCCGGCTTCCAGGGACAGCGGCTCGGCGGTGGCCGGCTCGGCCGCGGGGGCGGCGTCCTCGTCGACGCGCTCGTTGAGCGCGCGCGTGAACGCCCGGGCCATCTCGTTGGCGGCCGCCTCGGCGGCCTCCCTGTCGGCCCGGCGCAGGACCTCGCGCCGCACCGCAGCCTCCCCCTTGGTCGCCGCGCGCCGGCGGGCCTGCACCTCGAGCCAGTGGCTGCAGGGCCGCACCCAGCGGACCTGGCTGCGCGCCGCCACCTTCGGGTGCGGGAAGTACAGCGCCGGCCGGGCGAGCTCGTCGTTCGCGCCGCAGTCGGTCGCGCCCGCGCACTCCGGCGCCGCCTCACCCGGCCTCAGGCCCACCATGCGGCCGCCGACCAGGTCGGTGTACCTGGCGCTGTAGGGGCAGTCCAGGACCGGGATGTTGCCGGCGCGGATGAGCTCACGGCGCAGCCGCTCGGCGTAGCGGCCGGTGTGCTCGGGGACGATGGTCCGGCCGTTGGCCATCGGGAACCACATCTCGTCCCCCCTGGGGTCGAGCATGTACTCGGAGGCCCGGGTCGGGAACTTCTCCTCGATGTCGCGGCCCAGGTCGTCGCGACCGCGCACGCGGGTCACGCCGACCGTCTGGTCGGAGATCTGCGCGATTCCCTCTTCGCCTTCGACGTCGAGCTGCATCCGGTCCTCCGGTGGCCGCAGTGGGGGCGGGGACCGCGACGCCAGGCTGCGGCGGCCGGGCGTCGCGGTGGATGGCTTCAGCCGACGGGCGGCTCGGTCGGGGTGGGCGCGGGCGCCGGCTCCGGCGAGCTCGGCGCGGGCGCCGGCTCGGCGGACCGCACGACCGACAGGGTGACCTCGGCGCCGTGCAGGCCCACCTTGGCGCGGTCCCGGGCGAAGCGCTCCTCGAACGCCGCGCGCAGCTCGGCCCGCAGCGCGTCGGCCTCCGGGGTCTGCGCATCGGCCGGCGGGAAGCCGGGCATGCGGCAGCGGACGGTGACGAGCAGCTCGCACTGCTCGGCGTTGGTCTCGACGCGGGTGACGGTTCCCTTCATGGCGGACCCCCGATCAGCCGTTCTTGAAGATCAGCTTGGTGGCGAAGTTGGGCGCCGGGGTGCCGTAGCCCTGGCGGCTGATGGTCGCCATCTTGCTCATGTCGGCGAGGATGTCCTCGTCGAACTTGGTCCGCGGCGCACGCTTCAGCACGTGGCCGAAGGCGCAGTACGCCGGGTTGACGTCGCCGCGGGCCCAGATGCAGCCGACGCGGTCGACCGCCGCGTTGGCGGTCGGGTTCTTCGAGCTGGCGAAGATCGGCGCGTTCATGAACGTGCCGCCGTAGCCGGTCTCGTCGTTGTTGGGCTGGTAGAACGCGGCCCAGGTCGTCTTGGTCGACGCCACCAGGTCGCGCTGCAGCTGCTTGAGGTTGATGTCGTGCAGATGGATCACCTGCTGGCCGCGGACCTTGGCGGCCCGCTGCAGGCCGACGCCCTCGACCAGATCGATGATCTCGATGGCGACGTTGGTGTCGCTCACCGAGTTGGTCGCGTTGGCGAACTCGGCGGTGGCGTCCTCCTCCATCGCCTCGCCCAGGATGATGCTGGCGTCCATGACCAGCTCGTCGGTGAGCAGGGCGCGGCCGAGGATGTTGTCCTCGAGCAGGGTCTCGGACACCGCCCGGGCGATGCCGATGCGCGAGACCGCGATGTCGACCGCGGTCGGGTTCCAGGCCACCGGGGTGAGCGACGCCGACTCGTTGGCGAAGTCGGTGTGCACGTTCTTCACCCGCCGCGGGAACGAGGCGGTGGAGGTGGCCTGGCCCACGATGGACCGGAACCGGAAGAACGGGGCGGCGACCTGGGTGTCGTACTGGTACCAGATCAGCAGGCTGTCGACGATCTTGGCGATGATGAGTTCCGTCGCCTCGGCGGAGGTGGTGTCGGCCATGGGTTATCCCTTCTGCTTGCGGAGAGCGGGCGGCAACCGAGGACGACCCTCTTTCTCGCGGGCCCTGGCGACCAGCTGCTCGTGCAGCTTGGCCACGCCCGCGGGTCCGAGCTCGTCGATCTCCGCAACGGTCATGCCGTTGTAGAGCTCGGTCGGATCCACGCTCTCCGGGCTGTCGACGCGGCGGGTGCCGCCGGCGCTGGGCAGGTTGCCCTTGGGGGCGACCTGGCCGTTGCCGGCGCGCACACCGTTCGCGCCCGCCTGGTTGGTGGGCTGCGGCTTGATCCCCCACGCCTTGGCTCTCTCGGTCCACCAGCCGTCGATGTCGTCCGGGTCCTCCTTGCGGAACCGCTCCATCAGGTCCTCCGCCTGCTCGGCGCTGAAGCCCGCGCCGGTATAGGCGCGGGCGATGCGGCTCGCCTGCTCGCGCTGCTGATCGCGGGACGAGATCCCGTCGACCTTCTGCGCCAGCGTGTCGATCCGCTGCACCAGCGGGTTGAAGATCTTCTCCAGAGTGGCCGCGAGCTGGTCCGGGGCACCGCCGGCCGGGGCGCCGCCCGGGGGCGTCGCCATGGCGTTGGGTGGCGGGGTGGCAGCTGGGATCTTCTTCTCGAGCTCCGCGACCTTGCCCTCCCACTTCTGGCGCTCACGCGACAGGCGCTTCTCGACGATCTCGTTGAGCTGCTCCTGTGTGAACTTGCGCTCTTCGGTGCGCTGCCCGGCGCCGGCAGCGGCCGCGGCGCTCGCGCCACCGCTGGCGCCGGCGACCGTGCCTTCGCCGTCGCCGGCGTCGACACCGTCGTCGCCCTCGAACGCTCGGCTCGAGGGGAAGAATATGGGGTTGCCGTTACGGTCGAGCTTCATCTCCAGCTCCTCCGGCCACTTGTGGCTGGCCGTCCGTCCGCTACTTGTGCCGACCTGAAGGGGCGCGCGGTCGTTGCGCGGCGGCCCTGAACCCCGAGCCGCTTGGTTGAGTCCAGGCTAAGGCCGCTGTCAAGTTCAGCCCGCGTCGGCCGCGGGCTCGGCGTCGCCCTGGTCGCCGGCGCCGAGCCGCTTGCGACCGTTTTCCTCGGGCGTGTCGCCGGGATCGGCGCCCGGCTTGGCCGGCGCGTTGAGCCGCTTGAGCGCGCTGATCATCACGCCGCGGATGCGCACGTTGTCCTCGACCTTCTGGGCCGCGTCCTCCTCGGAGAGGTCCGAGTTCTTGCGGCGCAGGAAGTCGACCACGTTGTCGACGCCCAGCTCGATGCCCTTCTCCAGGACCTGCAGCTCCTCCATCGCGTCCTGGGGGATGCGCGGGTCGGCGAAATCGTTGTGCATCGCCATGGGGTCGAACGTCGGCTCGCCGGCCGAGGCCAGGACGTCGGCGACGAGCTCGGCGGTGCCGCGCTCGTCGTGCTTGGCCCGCTCGAGCTGCTCGTCGCGCAGCTCGGTGAGCTTGGCGCGCCGCACCTCGTAGGCCTTGCCGGAGGCGGTGTCGGCCGTCTCCTGGAAGGTGAACTGCTCGTAGCTCATGCCGTAGGTCTGGGCGACCGCGCCGATGAAGTGCTTGGCCACCTTGAGGTAGTGCTCCGGGTCGGTCTTGCTCTGCAGCATCTCGGCGACCACGTCGGCCGGCAGCGCGATCGGGGTCTCGCCGTCGAAGCTCTGGCCCTTGGCGACGGCCGCCAGGTTGCCGCGCAGGATCGGCTGGTTCTCGCCCTGGGCCTTGGACAGCCGCAGGATGAGCAGGTTCACCAGGACGATCACCTCGTGGCAGCTGAGGATGTCCAGGCCCGGACCCGAGTCGAGCAACTGCTCCTGGGGCAGCGCCCGGTGCTGCAGGTAGCCGGGCAGCCGCGGCGAACCGTCGAGCTTCCGGAAGCCGTGCAGCTGCGGCCCGCCGACCAGGAAGCCGGCGGCGTTGATGCGGTAGACGAAGGTGTCGTCGTAGAGCAGGTAGGCCGGGACGTTGCTGTCGTCCACCAGCTCGCCGAGCGGCCGCGGGCCCTTCCAGTCCAGCAGGAAGGCGGCCGGCTCCAGCGGGTCGCGCGGGTCGGGGATGGCGTCGAACTTGTCCGGGGTCATGACGTTGAGCCGCGGCTTGCCGGTCGCCCCGGAGAACCCGAACCACTTGAGCGTCTCGTTGCAGAGGAAGGTCATCCGGTGCGCCAGCTTCTGCACCTCGTTGTAGGCGACGACGCGGGCCAGGTCGTTGAACACCTGCTGCTCGCCGGCGTCGGGGAAGTGGTGCGAAGCCGGCCGGTTGTAGACGGCGGCGACCTCGTCGATCACCCGGCGGGTCGTGTTCTGCGGCTTGGCCAGCGAGACCAGCTTCTTTCTCTGGTCGCGGGCCTTCTCCGTCTCGAACACCAGGTCGACGATCGCCTCGATGTCCTGGTCGTACTCGTCCCGGTAGAAGCGCACCCGCTTGGCCGCCAGCTTGCGCCGCTTCCGGTTGGGGTGCAGCGGCTCGCCCGGGGCGATGAACTCCTCTCGCACGTACTTGACGATGGCGCGGTGATCGGGCCGCCGGCCCGTCGCCTGCTCGAAGGCGTCCTGGAGGCTCATGAGTACCTTTCCCTCGCCCTGGCTTGCCGCGCCAGGGCTCGCGTGTGCTCGGTTGCCGCCTCCTCCTCGAACGGGAAGAGGGCGTAGCCGACCGCGACGCCAGGGTGGGTCCGGTCGTGAATCCCTTTCTTATCCTGCTCCGGCATGCCTCGCTCGTCCATTTCGAGCGACGACAGCGCCTCGATCACGGTCGGCGCGGCGATCGCGCCGTCCCAGCCCTTGTGGATGAGCAGCCGCGCCACGCCGGCGCCGGTGACCAGGCGGGTGATTCCGTCGGCGCCCTTCTCCATGGTGACCGAGGTCTCCCACAGCAGGCGGTTCATCATCTCGAGGCGGTCGGCCTGGCGGATGACCTGCTTCTTCTGCGCGGCCAGCAGGATGTCGAGCTTCTGCGCCTGGAAGGCGGCGTCGACCTGGCGGCCGGCGTTCTCGTCGTGGTCGCCCCGGCTGTGCGGGTCGCGAAGGATGAGGGCCTTGTTCGGCAGGTCGTCGCCCTTGACCGGGTCGCCCTCCAGGCCCCACTTGCGGCGCAGGTGGGCGCGCAGCAGCGCGGCGTGCTGGCGGGCGCCGACGACCTCGAAGGCGGACTCCTTGCGGCCGGGGCCGGTGATGAACTCGTCGACCACGACCCAGAGCACGTACTCCCAGACCAGGTAGGCCTTCAGCATGACCGTGGTCTGGAAGATCTTGCCCGGGTCGTGGCCGCACAGCATCGCGAACGACGCGCCCGGCAGCATGTAGCTGCGGAAGCCGAAGCCCTCGAGGATGGCGCGGGTGACGTCGATCGCGATGTCCGGGCGCGGCCCGATGTTCCGCTCGGGCCGGTAGTTGTAGTACACCCCCAGCTCGGCTCCGACGTCGAGCGCCAGCAGCCGGCGGTTGCGCTCGCGCTCGGTGATGTTTCTCGCCATCTTCAGCCAGCGCTCGTCCCACTCCAGCGGGTTGGCGGTGTACGGCAGCCGGCGCACCGCCCAGTCCTGGGGGTTGCGCTTGTCGCGCCAGGCCTTCCACGGGACCGAGTCCTTCGCAGTCGCCGAGTTGCGACGCCAGGTGTTCTTGGCCCCGCGCAGGCGGGCCTCGATGTCGGCGTCCCGGCCCTGCTCGACGGTGTCCTGGAGCTCGTCGCCCAGGTGGCCCCACCAGGTGTAGGACTGCACCGGCGAACCGGCGTCGGCCGACCGCTGCTCGGTGGTCTGGAACTGCCAGATGAAGCCGAACTCGAAGCGGACCTCGTTCTCCGCCTTGAACCGCACACCCCAGGCGCCGGGCACCGACTCGCCGGCGGCGTCCTCGATCGGCACCCGCTGCTCGAGCGCCTTCATCATCGCCTTCAGGCGCGGCCCGGTCGGCGCGGTCACGCCGATCACCAGGTCGGGCTGATGCAGCGGCAGCGGCAGGGCGTGCAGCATCATCCACAGGCCGGTCATGGACAGGACCTGCGTCTTGCCCACGCCCTCGGCGCCGTACATCAGGACGTACGGTTCGCTGCCGGCCCAGGCCACGATCTCGAACTGCTCCGGGCTGCAGTACCAGACCAGCGGATCGCAGGGCCGATCCTCGACCCACCGCCGGGTGAGCACGTCGTAGACGCCGCCGACCTGGAGGGGCGGCCGGTCCAGCCGCACCGGCGCCAGCCCGGGCAGGACCTCGACGCCGGCGGCCTCGTCCTTGTGGACGACCCGCACCTCGACACTCAGATCGAGGAAGCGCTCGCCCTCAGTGCGGACGAGGCGGCGGATTGCCTGGCGGGCTGAGCGCCGGCGCCATGCTCGCTCGCTGCGCATTACCACCTCGCTGGCGCTGGAGAGCCGCCGTCACGTCACGGGCCATGCGGAGCAGCTCGTCGTCCTCGGCGTTGGCTTCGCGGCCCTCCGTCCGCTTCAGCAGCTTGCCCAGGATGGTCTGCTCCAGGGTGATGTTCTCTCGTTGCGAATGGCTCGGACCCGAGGCGGCCAGGACCGCGAGCTCGGCCAGGCGCAGCTCGATCGGGCTGATCAGCTCGCCGGCGACCAGGCCGAGCAGCTTGCGGGCGCGGCCGCGGACGACCCGCTGCGAGGGCATCGGGTTACCGGGCGGCCGGCCGGGCCCGCGCTTCTCCGGCTCG